TCTGGCTTCCAATCACGAAGATCATCCCAGCAAAGCGCACAGAATCCAAAGGTGGTATTCTCGTGAACAACTTGTGCAACGATGTCGTCATGTCCCTTCCATCCACGGATACATTTTGTGATTTCTTCGCGGAAAACCTTGGTCTTGTTTTCAGAATCAACTCCCTCAACAGGAAACTTTGTGTATGTCAGCGTAGGAGCTTGCTCAATGACTTGTTTAAATGGAGGCTGGATACGGCTAACCATCGTGGACAAGAATCCTGTCGGACGATTGCTGCGCCAGTTCTGCCCCATGCTTTCCAGCTTCTTTGCGCTATATGGAGGCTCGTTGTTGAGCTTCTTTTGGATCAGTTGATTCTTGCGGTTGCGCTCAACATTCTGTTGCTTTAAGCGACGATAGGCAGAGTGAGCTTGAGACGCATCTTTGAATGTGCGACGAACTTGTAGCGTCTTTGGATCAACAGTATCTCCATTGCTAGTAGGAGAAGGATCAACAACATCAAGGTTTAGCGTCCTTGGTTTGCTTTGATCTGAAATGCGCGGAGCCTTGTTAGCGTAAGTATCGGTAACAATTGCGGGTAGCGGTTTTAAAACATCTGCCATAATTATTTATTATTCAACCAGCAAAATTCTGGCAAATCATTTGATTCGGATAGCTTGTCTTTGTCAAAGAAAATCGCAGTTCGGTTATCATGTCGCAATAACTTACATCCACCTAGAACTTGTGATGATTTTGTATCCCTAGCATTTCGGATACTAGCACAGATGCGATCCGTTGCCGCAATGCAAGAAGAACATCCTCCACGCCAGTTCACATTATTTGGACATTGCCTACAAATCTTAGCTCGTTGTTCAGCCAAGTCATCGCTAACAAGTTGAGTCCTCTCGTTGGAATGCAAGATGTTCCTAGCCCAAGTGGATATGTCATTCATCAGCTCACTTCGGCCTGTAGGACTCGTTACACTTGTTACAACAACCATGTCCACGCCATGACAAAAGTGAGGCCAATTGCCGCAGATATAGTTAGTTACATCACCCTCTACATCGCCTAGCGAGATATGGTTTTCCGCACGATAATTCGTTACATTCTCAAGTAGGTTTTTGTAACTACTACCAGTAATCTTAACATCACTCTCCATGTAGTGATGTCCTCCGGGCGGAATTAGTCCTTCGATTGGTTTAGGCATAGATTATTCTGAAAAATCTACATACTCCATTTTTTCGATACCTTGCAAGGCTTTTGTTCTAGTTGGCAACTCTGGCTTTGCATCGGTCATAGTCGCAATTGCGCCTCCTCGTTGTCTCAAAAGAAACACAAGCAAGGAAAGCGAATCCAATGCATCTGGCGAATGTTGCCGTGTGCGCTTGCAATAATCTCCCTTGCTTTCCACGCGGACAAGACCTTGGCCCTTTTGCTTGTAGCGTCTCGCGGTAGCTTGGCGCACCAACTCTTCGCTACGGAACCCCGGCGAGATTTTCAGATACTCAAACTCAAGATACTTCGCTAGACCGAAAATCAATTCAGTCACAACACCAGAATAAAGTTCCGATGCTGGCAAGGAATCGTCGCCAAGGATATGAGTATCAGTAGCAGCAGTTGAGTAGTTGACTCCAAGCACATCTCCCCACACAGAGCAAAGCGAGTCATGGATGCCAGCACCATTACCTGTTCGGTCAACGCATACCCAGTTCGGAGCAATACGCATATTCTTACAGAACTTGATAATGTTATTCGCTTGCTCCAATGTCGCGGCCTTTGGAAATGGAATCTGTGAGTCGAGTTGTAAGACAACCTTGGGCTTCTTGTAATCAACAAATCTGCCACTCATTGGCGTATAGCCGTCAGAAAGCCCAAATCTGCCGTAAGAACAGATTACTTGGTCATTGCCCTCCAAAGCCAAGTCGAACGCGCACAGAGGCACTACAGGCCCAATAAAGCGGGTAATTCCCATGGCATTATCCATCATTGCTGGAGTCATTATCGCCATGGACACACCTTCCTGCGGGAACCATCCGCGAGCCATGGTATTTCCAGTAAAATAGCACTTCCCATCCCTTCTTGCGAAAAATGTTTGGTTATCTGTTCTTGGACACCAAACAACTCCAGAGTATGGAACTTCTTTTATGTTCATGTATTGAACACGAACATTTTTTGTCTCCAACGCATCAACATAATACATTGTGCATCCTCTGGACTGGTAATTTGTTTGTTTTATAAAATGACCTTTAACAAACCTTTCGTGTATTCGACTTGCCATTCCAAGTCTGTTTATCAAAATTGAATAGACTTCAGCTTGTTCTTTATCTTTGGTGCAAATGTATTTTGTGCTGCCACCTTGAACCCCACCATCACCAAGAACCATTGACTCAAAAAGCCTGCGCCTTCCCTCATTGTTTAGCTTTTCAATAAAATCAATGGTTAGCTTTTTGTTTGGAATTGCATCTTTAACCATCTTGCCAAGTTTATTGGCAAATGTGAAGTGAATCATCCCATTATGTTCTGATTCTTGAAATGGATGCCCCAATTTAATTAAAAGCTCGCGTATTTTATCGCACTTATGTGGGTTTGCCTTTTGTGATTGATAGATAAGAACACGATTATATTCGCTAAAACTTCCATCCGTAACAATCCATCCAATCAGTTCTGCAAAATCTTCATCATATTGTTTTTTACTATCAATAGACTTTCTGCACAACGGAATCATGTCGTGCTTTGCAAGATTTGATGTTTCTTTGATTTTAAGACGAAGATTTTTCTTTGTTTGGAGTATCTGCTTATTTGTGGTCGCCCACCTATGATTTGCAGTTACAAGGGCAGAAATGTGACGACTTTCCATAGACACAAGATTTCCGTCATAGTGTTTCGCAAACACCTCTTTTACCTCTTGCCATTCTGCAAGACCAGTATCAACATTTACAGTATAAATTGTATCTCCAACATTAAGTTGATCGTGCCTTAACCATCCACGCCTTGATAAAACCTCCGTCTCCGTGTCGGCGCAGTAATATTCTGCCGTCTTGCCCTTGGATTCGTAGGCTTGATAACCCTCGTGAGTCTGAAGACCGGGGAATACAATCTTCTTCTCAATCACATTCTCGCACCTAGCGGCATCCAATCGCAAGATATGCCAACCATCTCGACTCTTCCATTCCAAGTCATCCTCGCAGTCAATAGACCCCCAGCCCGATGTTGGCTCACAACGCTTGCCAAATTCGCTAGTCCTATCTTTCGGGTTGCTTGCCGCAAATATCTTGATTCGTCCTTTTGCGCCTTCTGTATCCGCCGCTGACAAGATGTTCTGCAAGCCTTCCCAGACTCCAGCAGGGACTTCTTCGGCTTCATCCAGCACAACATGAGTCCTAGACATCCTTCCCCATTTAGGATGTGGCTTCCCTGCTCTTGGGCTAGGGTGAAAACCACGGAGCGTTCCCGTCCCACTATCGCCCCTTGGAACAGCAACTAGGTGAATGCCATTCTTATTGTCACTATTAGCTTGGATGCTTTTTACAAGTGTCTCACTTCCTTCAAATTCTGGTCTAACTAATGCAGTAGTATAGAACTTCTTAATAGCTGCAAATACATTTCGCTGTGCGTGTTCTGCTGTCAATGACACAACTTTAATACAAGTATAGTGAGGATCACGCATCCAATCCAACAAGAACCATGCCGCCGCACCGAATGTCTTGCCCATCGCGCCTGCACCTTGGATCAGCAATTTATCTTGATCGAACAAACATCGCCATGTGTTTTGACTAGACATTGGTCGCCAATCATAGACTTGTGGCCCCCAGAGAATAGTAGCGGCAGCTTCAAACTGGTCTGCATCCAGCAAGCTCTGGACATAAGACTGCACAACTTCTTTTGACTTCGGGATGTCCAACTCGACCTTACCTTTAACAATGCCAGCGTTAAGGATGATATGCTTTGCCGCATAGACAATTCCTACATCTTCATCCTTGTCAGCCTCCTCCCGAATCTCCTCGGCTAACTTGATAACCCTATTGACGCTTCCGCCAATCATGTCAACTCTGGCAAATTCCTTTCTTGCTTAAATCGAAGCAAGACATTCCAAACTTGTTCAAGCGTATCGTCGCAACCTTTAACTCGGCGATTCACTTGCTTTCCATCATCGTCGTAGCTCTCAACATTAAACTCCTTAAACTCTCCAGTATCATATCGCAGCTTGCGTCTAATTTCTTCTTCCAAGTCGTTAATAACTAACAGCGCATCCAATCCATGGAGAGCATAAGCATGGTCGTCTTGATCTTCTGGCAGATTAAATTCAAGTATTGCTTTCATATTAAAAATAAGAATCTTTATACACAGCTTTTTGCTTTATATTTAATTGTATTGTTTTATTGAAATTCTGAAAATCAACTTTTGCTTGATGAATTGTGGAACATCCGCAAAGCGGGAAAATTAAAAGCAATATAATCTTTTTCACTTTATATTTTTATTTATCCATTCCGCAACTCGTTTAGCTTGCGGTGTTTCTTCTTTTATTATCTGATCGTAGCAAACATCTCCGTATGACTTAAATATCTGGACATTATTTACTAACCATCCCATATGGTATCCAGAACGCATGAAGTCAATGAAATTCTGCGTAGCTTCTCTATCAACGACAAAGTTTAACTTGCCAAATTTATGCTCCCAATACTCTTTTGGCTGGCAATTAATATGCCCATGACCACCTTGCCCCGGCACTGCCGCTGAGAAGATAATCGTCGGAGCCAACTCTGTTAGCTTCTCTACAACATAATCCGCTTCATGCGGATCAATATGCTCTGCAACCTCCAGACAGATAGCCAAGTCATACTTTCCATCCTCATCAAACATCGACTTGATTGTTTCTGGACAACGCTTATCTGGATCAATGCCAATAACATCGTGACCTAACTCACGCAATGCTTGGACATAAATCCCCGGCCCACAACCTACATCAATTATTTTCATATTTATTAATTAAGAAATACACAAAACAATAAACAGCAACACCTAAAACAATATAGTTCATGGGTAATTCTTCATTCCTGCATACAACCCATTGCCCTCGGAATACCAACCTTTGCCTGTATAGACATCGAGAACATCCTCGAAATACTTCTCATACATCGGAGCTACCTTCTCCAGCGTGAAGTTCTCGCCCCACTTCCTGCAATCTATCGGCTTGATGTCATCAATATTATTGATCGCATCCACAAAGTCACCCATCGTCCTGCATCGGAATCCTGTGATGCCATGCAAATTATTCTCTGCGAAGCTACCCCAATCTGTCGTTATAGTTGGCGTTCCACATAGCAAGTTCTCAACCTGAACCCCTCCGAATGGTTCAATATACTGGCTAGGAACGAAACTTGCCTTGGCATTTGCCATTAGCTTCTTTCTCTTCTCCACATCAGCATAACCAACATATTCCACATGGTCTGGTAACTTGTAGCCTTCTTCTTTCTGCCCTGCGATGACTAGCTTCACTCCTGCTTTCTCTGTGGCTTGGATTGCTACATCAACACCTTTTCCGCTGTAAACCCTGCCTAGATACAGAAAGTAATCTTCTTTCTTTGGATTAAACTCGAAATCCTCTACATCGAAGTAATTCGGGATGACAACATCATACCAGTCTTGCCGACAATTTCCAACAGCCTGCAAGCCGTAATATGCATGATAAATCGCGTAACTCTCCCAGATTTTCCACCTTGCCCAATGTCCTCCCGCATACCCAATGCCCGGCTCAACGCAAATCATGTCTTGATGCGCGTCACAGATTGGCCTCACACCTGAACCCCAGAAAGGCAGAATGAAATCATGCTTCAATTTCCTTTTCCCTACCTCTTCAATCGCATTCTTGAAAAAGGTCTGATATGCGTGATCCTGCATATTGAACTTAAAGAATGTCTTTCTCCAATCATGCGAACCATAAGACTTTTTAAAGTCATCATTCGTCAGAACTAGCACATTCTCCGTGCAGATTAAATCAGAATCCTCATGGCCGTAGTGAATGACCTCATGGCCTCGTTCGGTCATCATCTTTCCGAACTTCACTACCTTTTGCGTATATGCACAAGCATTGAACTCTTTCGATGTGACTGTGTGCGGAAGCGAAAGTGCGTGGAATCTCATATTTATTTTTTAATGTAGTAGAATTGAGTTGGCTTTGTTTTGATCCAGTAATTAAAGCAAGCTGGATCGGTTTTATAGTGAATTGCTGCTTCTTTTCTGCTTTCAAATAATCCTCTTGGAGTCATTATTTTTTTGCAAATACTTTTCGCTCTTTTCGCGTGATGCTCCCTTGTGAAAACCTGAAGTCTTCTCTTTTCTCTTATTTTTGCTCTTGCTTCTTCTGTGTGTTTTTTACCTTTGAACGGGTGATTTCTTGAAAGTGCTTCACTGATTTTTCTCCTATGTTCTGCTGAAAATGATTGAGAGTCCTTGCATGGATTGTTTTCTCCGCGCATTGATTCGCTTCTCATCTTTTTGCAAAACTCATATCTCCTAGAATTAAACTGAACGCAATTCCTTGTTTGCATCCAGCAAAATGCTTTTGCCATCTTGTAGCACCTTGTTGAGTTTCCGCCATTCCTGAAAAGGAAAATTTTGTGCAGTAACTTGTGCGCCACGAAATGCTGCCTTGGAGTAAGAGAAACAATTCTTTTATTTTTTCCGAATATGCTTTGCGGAAAAATGTGATGCTTTTCCATTAACTCGCCACTTTCATTCCGTGATGATTTAACCAATGCAATATATTTTTTGCAGTATTTACGCCACAACTGATATTCCATCCAAATATGATTTCATATTCTAGGTTTTAGTCAATCCTAAAATGTGGTATCTCATATTCTGATTAGTTTTATTTCGAAGTCTTGCGCTAGCGAAATACTCGTTATGTCTCTGTCGTAAATATCACGATAGACCACAGTCTTGATTCCATAAGATGCAATGGAACGCAAGCAATCATTGCAGGGTAACAATGTCACGGCAATCAAAGCGCACTCGTCTGGCTTCACATAACGCAATGCATTTTGTTCTGCGTGGACGATGTAGAGCCTTCGTTTATCTCGATCTACCCAATCTTCACGCATTCCAGCGGGAAAGCCATTGTAGCCAATTCCTGCCACTGTGTTGTCATGGCGAAGCAAACAGGCTCCGACTTGTTTCCATGGGTCTTTGCTTTTCTTCGCGGCTACAGTTGCCAACTCTAACGCATATTCGTTCCAGTTCATAGTTCAAATGCTCGCAATTCGCCGGGGATGTCGTCGGGAAATCTAATGCCGTCC